ACGCAAGTTACTCTTTACTTAAGACCTTCTATTTATAAGTAAATGGCCAAGTCAAACAACCTACTTCGGTGGGTTTTTTATTGCCCACAGAAAAGGTGATCTATGTGCTGTAAACATTGTTGTACTTGCTCATGCAATAGAGCTTCAGGCTATCAACCTAAACCTAAACCAAAACCAATTCCACCAAATGTAAAAACGCCAGCAATAGTCGTCTCTCCACCAAAGAAACCGTAGTAGACCACCTTCGGGTGGTTTTTTTATGAGCCCAATTTATGAAAATTATCTATCACATCAAGATTGGTGACTTTGCACCCAGCGAGTCATCCCGCTCATTTACACAAGAAGGCTACCTAAGGTGTGTGAATGTACGTCTGGCCAAGGCGCCTCAGGTACGCCAGTACTATGCCTATGAGTTTCCTTCACTCGAAGGATATACGCCAGATCAGGTCATTAACGTTTACACACCAGTGGATGAGCTATTTAAACCCGAAAGCATTAGTAGCTTTCAGGATGTGGATTTAACTGACTATCACCCACCAAAAAACGAGATTAACGCCTCTAACTGGAAGGAATATCACATTGGCTATTGTGAGAACGTCCGGCAGGAAGGTGAGTATCTAGTCGGTGATCTGCTCATTAAAGACAAGACCAGTATTGATCTGATCCAGAGCAATGAGCGTGTCGAAATGTCGCTGGGGTATGCGGCCAATCTGGTGCTTGAACCTGGTGTCGCAGAAGACGGCACGCCGTATCAGGCCAAGTTTATTAATTTTTATGGCAATCATGTCGCGCTGTTGAAATACGGTCGCTGCGGTGGTGATTGCCGCATCGGTGACCAAAAACCAACTCCACAAGAGGAAAACACAATGGAAGTCATTGTAAACGGTATTCGTTTTGATATTGGCGATAACAAGCCACTTGCGGATGCCCTGAAGCTACAACAACAGCAGCTTGAAAACCTGAAAGCCGCAAAGCTAAAAGTCGGTGACAAACAGTTTGCCATCGGTGACGAATTGCCAGCGGTTCAGGCAGTAGTAGACACCTTGCAGACGGAAAATGCACAGCTCAAGCAGAAAGTTGGTGATCTGGAAAAGAACCAGATGACCCCTGAAAAAATGGAACAGGCCGCAGCGGAACGCGCAACAGTGATTGCTGATGCCAAAGCCTTGGTACCAACGGTTAAAACGGATGGTTGCAGTTGTGAGCAGATCAAACGTGATGTGATTGCAGCTAAAGCCGGTGATGCACTGGTGGGTGCGGTTCTGGGCAGCGTCAGTGTGGGTGATGCCAAGCCAGAGCAGATTGATACCGTATTCCGTGCGTTATCAGCGGTAAAAGGCAAGATTGCCAGTAATCCTGTAGGCGACGAGCTGGACCATCAGCAGCGCCAAAATATTGGCGATCAGGGCGGTCAAGGTGGTCAGGGAAATAACAATCAACAGCAGCAGGCTTATAGCAAAGCCGATGCATACAAAACCATTTAAGGCGGTGAATCATGTCAGTCAAACAATATGACACATTGCCAGGCGTTCGAGCCCGGCTAGTTAGTCCTGAGGATATTCTGTCCATCCCGGTCTCTGGTGCAACACTGGTCAATGACGGTGATGTCGTGGTGATCAATACCGATGGTAAAACGGTTTCAGCAGTTGCAGGTGCAGGCAATACCCGATTTGGCATTATCGTGCGTCAAGGGGTGGGTAAATCGGGTAAAACATCTGCGGGCAATGAAGCATACCAAGCCACGGATGTCGCGCCGGTCATGACCATTGGTGCGATCTGGGTAAAAACAACAGCACCGGTTACCAATATCAATGCCAAGGTCTATGTAAAAACGTCCAATGGCACCACCAACGCGCCGTTAGGTTCACTCTCATCCAGTGCAACCGATGGTACCGAGTTACCCAATGCATCTTGGGAATCAATTTCTAATGAACAGGGCCATGCCATTGTTCGCTTACGTGGGGCATAACACGTTATGAGTAAACTTGCACAAATGAAGCTACGCTTAACCCCAGTAGCTCAGGTGATTCAGGCCACGATCGGGGATGCATTCAACCTCGATTCACTGGCAAAGCTCTTCGTTAAAATCGAAGAAACCAACAACATGACACCTCAGCTAGAGCAGGTCATGGACTATGCCAAATATATCCCGGTCACCAATGTAAACGGCGTATTTGGTGGCGGTGAAGTGCTGTCACGTAAATGGGGCGTGGGCATTGGTAAAGACTATTCGGGTACAGGTGGTGATCTACCGCTCGCTGAAGTTGAATACGATACGGTTTCGTTGCCAATTAAAGTGGGTGTCATCTCGTACCAGTATTCGATTATGGAAGTTGCAGCAGCCCAGCAAATGGGAATTCAGCTCGAAGGTGACAAGGTGCAAGCAGCACGACTGGCTGCTGAAAAGCACCTAAGCCAGATTGCGTGGTATGGCAACAGTTTGACGGGAGTGAAAGGCTTTCTGAACCAGACCGGTGTCACGGTGGTCACAGCACAGCACGACTGGGCCACGGCAACCATTGAACAGATCCTGTCTGACTTTAATGCCAGTTTGTCCGATTCAGAAGATCTATTTGACGGCGATATCTCGGTACAGCCTGATACATATCTGATGGCTTCGAATCAGTACTCGAGCTTATCGAATCGAGTGGTACCAGATTCAGGCGGTAAAACCTTCCTGAAATTTATTGAAGAAAACAATATCTTTGCCACACAGTCCAAGCCGCTCACCATTCGAGGTTTAGGCCGTTCCAATGGCAAGGGTACTGCAGGTGCAGACCGCTCGATTATTTATCGCCGTGATCCTTCATGTATCCAGATGAAGTGTGATGATGTGTCCTTCCTTGCGGCACAGCCAGATGGTCTGGATGTGAAAGTACCTGGTCACTATAAATATCAGGGTGTTTGGTTGAAGCGTGTCGATTCGCTTCGTTATCTGGATCATGTATAAGGCTTGAATCATCATGAAATATTCTTATCTCTATAGCGGCTCTAATGCCGCTTTTGTTTTTTCTGGCCTTGCCACTTTTTCCAACGGTGTTACGGCACTGGTGGATGAAGATGTGCACAAGCAACTTCAAAAGAACAAGTTTGCCAAGCATCTGCTTGAAACTGGTGAGCTTGAAGTCGAGGAGATCGCCGATGATGAGCCTAAAGCAGCGCCTAAATCTGGCCGTGGTGGTAAAGGGGGCAAACAAAACGATGCTGCAACGGATGCAGCCAAAGCAGCCGGTGAAACAGCTCTGGCCGCCGTAAAGTCTGAATTGACTGGTTTGGGTATTACCTTTAGCGACGATGAAAGCCTGGAGCAGCTACAGGCAAAACTATCTCAAGCAAAAGAATAGGTGATGTATGGACCCGCAAGCATTTAAACAGAAATTTAAATACGACACAGCACTGCTGAATTTGCCAGATGCAGAGATTGCAGATGCACTCGAAGAAGCAGATCTGGTGGTGAGTTCGGTTGAATTTGGTGAGCTGAAAGAGCGTGCTGCGGGTCTATATGCAGCACATATCCTAAAAGTTGCACTCAAAACCAAGTCAGGTAACGGCTTTTCAGATGCTTCAAGTATGACGATTGCAGGTCAGAGCGTGAGTTATTCGCGCTCTAACACTGAAACGTTTTATAACCAGAGCATTTATGGCCAGCGCTATCTGGCGCTAAAAAATTCAATTCCCACTGCAGATGGTACCAACCCTAATTCATTGAGTGTTGGTGCATTTGTGGTTTAGGAGAAACGTATGCTTTTTAAATATCAGGCTCCGGCTGGCTACAAAGCCACCTCCATTGAAATCGGTGGGCAGACTTTCGAGGTATCGAACGGTTTAATCACGACCGATACAGACATCATTCATATGCTTAAGCCACTGGGTTTCGAGCGTTTCATCGAGCAGTCAGAAACAAAGAAGCCCACGACCAAAGCAACAACCGAATAGGTGAGCCATGAGCGATACCCGAGTTGATGTAAACGTCAATTTTAACGATATGAATGATCGTATCCGGTTTGAAATCAGACGAACGATTAATGCCTTGACGTTAAAGTTACAGCGGACTGTTCAGGAAGACATGCTGACTGGTCAGCGGCTCAACGTTCAATCAGGTCGGTTACGTGGCTCAATCTCATCCAGAGTTGAAGAGGGTAAGGACTGGATCGAGGGCACTGTGGGCGCGGGCGGTGCCCTGGTTCCGTATGCATTTGTGCATGAGTTTGGATTAACCGGTTCCGTGGGGATTAAAGCTCATCTGAGAATGATCAAGCAGGCCTTTGGCAAATCAATCACACCGACACAGGTCAATGTGAAGGCTCATTCACGGAAGGTCAATCTAAGAGAACGGCGCTACATGCGTGATTCGCTGGATCTGATTGCCAAAATTGTTCCAAGAAATATCGATGCAGCAATTGAGCGAGGTCTGAATGGACAGTGAAGCAATATATGCCGCTTTGTTTGAGCAGCTTAAGTCCAAGATGGATGGTGTGGTTACGATCAGCCGCCGTTTACGGCATTTTAACAACGTACCAGCGGAACAACGTCCGGCGCTCTTTATTACTCAGGGCAATCAGCAGGAAATGGCTATACATGGACTGAATGCAAAGGTTGAACTGGCTGCCGAGGTTTATCTTTACATCAGTGAATCTGATAGCGCCGTACCGCCTTCGACTCAGCTTAATCTGTACATTGATAAGCTCAGACAGGCAATCAAGCCTGAGTTTCCTGAAATATGCGAATACCAGACGCTTGGTGGTCTGGTTGAGCATTGCTGGATCGATGGAACGATTGAAGTTTATGAGGCGGTTGAAAACATGCTTGATGACCAAGGTATTGCCATTATTCCGATCCGGATATTAACCACCCAATAGTTTCTCAACTACTTTATAGCCGCCTGAATGGCGGTTTTTCATTTTAAGAGGTCGTTATGGCTCAATATTTATTTGGTGCAGGCAAAGTCTTTGCTACGCCAATTCAGGATGTCTATGGGCAGCCTATCAGCAATGCCACCCCGGTTGAAGTCGGCGTGATGCAGTCTGTATCGGTTGATATCAGTTACGATTTAAAAGAACTGTTTGGCCGTGGTCAGTTTGCGGTTGATGCTGCACGCGGTAAAGGATCTATCAAGTGCAAAGCCACCTTTGGTCGTATCAATGGTGCACTACTTAACTCGATCTTCTTTGGTGGGATTATTGCCGAAGGTGGTCTTGATGTCGTTACGCAAACTATTAATGGTGAAGTCATTCCTTCTGGTGGATCTGTAACGCCAACCGTTCCTAACAGCGGTACTTTCAAAAAAGATCTGGGCGTCACCGATGGCAAGGCAATCCCGCTCAAGCGTGTGGCCAGCGCACCGGTAGCAGGTCAGTACAGCGTCAATGAAACAACAGGCGTATACACGTTTGCCACTGCCGATGCCAACAAGACGGTATTTATCAGCTTTAAGTACTCTACCAGTGTGGCGGGTGCCAAGTCTGGAACGGTAACAAATCTAGATATGGGGTATACACCAGAGTTTGCTGTCGATCTGATGCGTGATTACAAGGGCAAGTTCTTTGGCATGGAGTTCTTCCGCTGCGTGAGCAACAAACTGGCGTTCAGTTCAAAACAGGACGACTACGATCTGCCTGAATTTGAATTTCAGCCAATGGCCGATGACCTGAACCGCGTATTTAAATGGACCACTTCGGAGTAACACATATGCAATTCAAACAAGTAGAAAACCCGCGTGGTACAACTATTATCATTGACGATCAGGCTTTTGTTTTCGCGCCGTTGTCGCTTGGTGCAGTCGAAAAACTCCTACCGGCATTACAGGGATTTCAGCCAAATGATGTCAGTACAGTGATTGATGTGGCACATAAATCTCTTAAGCGTAATTATCCTGACATCACACGCGAAGATGTAGCCGATATGCTTTACATGGACCAGCTTCAAGAAGTCATGGGCGCGGTTATGTCTGTATCGGGCCTTACTGGTAAAGCGGATGCCGGTGAGTCATCGGGGGAATAAACTGGGAGGAGCTGTATGCGCATTTAGTGCTTACGCTCGGTAAAGACTATGACTACGTTCTTAACGAGTTGGATTTTCCGAGATTAAATGCCTTGAATGCGTATCAAAAACAGTATCCTCCCGCCGAAGTCGGTATCCAGCGTCTATGCCGGATTCTTGAAGCATTCATGGGGATTGAAGAAAGCCCGAGTGGTGATGATATTGAATCCGATGATGACAAAATGATGGATGATCTTATGAATTTTCCTCAGGGTAGTTAAGGCTGCCCTGATTGATAAAAAATTATAAGTTGGGTAAAGTCCAGCAGCAACTTAAAATAAATCGGATACAACTATGAAAAAATCATTGGGGACTTCATTTTTAGTATGTTTATTGACTGCTTGTGGAGGTGGGGGCGGAGGATCAGATCAAACAGGTGGTCAATTAGCAACATCTGAAACAGGTATAAATAATTCAGGTTTTGATAGTTATACACAATTCAACTGGGCATCTGTGCAATTTGATACCGGTTTTGTTGAAGTAATCAAAAATATAAGAAATTCAGATATTTTGTATACAAATTATGCAAAATTGGAGCCTGATAATGTCGAATTGTATAAAAGACCAATACTGAGCAAAGATGGTTTATACGAATATGATCAGACTAACTATCCTCTGGGATATAGAACATATAAAGTGAACTACGTTTCAAATGATGGAAACACATTTAATAAAACTCCTTATACTATAAAGGGACTTAACCAGTTCAAGATTCAGGAAAGTGGTAAGTGGATATCACTCGATAATGTTTTGATCAGTGAGAGAACAGCTGTCTACTGGAATTTATTAGCTACGCAATATCCAGATAGCGTCTGGTTTAAATCAGGAAAGCTCGGCCAGCAATTTAAAGACTTTTTAGCGTTAAGCAGAGCAACAAAATTTCCTTCAGGCTCAAAATGTTTTAAATCAGAAAAGACAACGTATTCTCAGCCTTTTTATGTGGTTACTAACCAAGATGCCAAGGTGTATGTTAATAATCAGTTAGTAAGTACATTTGACCAGTATTTAAGTTTAGCTGGTTCAAGTAATGTTTCAGGTAACTGGGGAGGAACACCATGGTCTTATCCTAAAAAATATGATGATTCCAGATATTCAGCAGCTACCATATATACCAATATAAACAATAAACTCGCGGAAGGTTACTGGAGTAAAAATCCAGATATAACCATCGAAAAAAGGTTAAAAGTTTATGAGGATTTGCTTAGCGAATCGAATTTAGGTCAGGAAGATAAAGTATCTTTTAATGCTGCCATTCAAGAAATTAATACTGAGTGTACCTACTATAATGATATTGCAGCAAATTCAATTCAAAATTTGATTAATCAGAGTACTCAAGATTAAAACAAATTATTGATCAAAATAAACCCGCTCATGAGCGGGTTTTT